TATACAAATCAAATCTATGATGTAAACGGAGGACGTAACTAATGGAATTTTTAAAAACACTTTTTGGCGACGGCCCGATCACATTTGATCAGTTCGTTGCGAAGGCGGCAGAAGCCAAAATGAACCTTGTCAACCTCGCAGACGGAGGCTATGTCTCCAAGGCGAAGTACGACGACAACATTGCCAAGCTGACCGGGCAGGTCAACGACCTCAAGGACCAGGTGGCCGCAAGGGACACTGACCTCTCCGAATTAAAGACCCAGCTCGAAGCCGTCTCAGGCGATGCTTCCAAGTTCGCGGATGCACAGAAATCTGTAGCAGACCTGCAGGCGAAGTACGACGCGGAGAAAAAGGACTGGGAAAACCGGATGGCTGCACAGCAGGTCGAGTTCGCTATCCGCGAGCAGGCCAACAGCCTCAAGTTCTCGTCCAATTCAGCGAAGTCTGCTTTCATCAGCGATGCCATGGGCAAGGGCTTTAAGCTCGATAACGGCAAGCTGCTGGGATTCAATGACTTCGTAGAGAGCTTCAAGACCGCAGACCCCTCAGCTTTTGCAGCTGAGGTAAAGGAACCGGAGGGCCCCAAGCCTACCATCGTGCTGCCGGGAGGACAGAACCCTGCACCCGCAGCAAGCGGCTTTGCAGAGGCGTTCCACTTCCAGGGTGTACGCCCTCAGCCGAAATAATACGATTACGATGCCGCACGACGGCAGAAAGGACTAATTATGGCAGCTCTTAATTATGCAGCTGAATATTCACAGGCACTCGCGCAGGCATACCCCTACGCGCTGAACTTCGGTGCGCTCTATGCGACACCGAACAACGGCAGATACAGAATGGGTGAGGACGGCAAGACCGTATACATCCCTCGTATCTCCACAACCGGCCGCGTTGACTCTAACAGAGACACCATCGCAATGGCCACAAGAAACTACGACAACTCCTGGGAGCCCAAGACACTCTCCCACCAGAGAAAGTGGTCTACCCTGGTTCATCCCAAGGATATCGACCAGACCAACCATGTGGCTTCCATCGCGAACATCACACAGGTCTACAACGAGGAGCAGAAGTTCCCTGAGATGGACGCTTACTGCATCAGCCAGCTTTACACACTCTGGACCGGCACTGATACCAATGACGCTTCCAAGGTCGCAAAGACCGCTGATACCACTGCTCTGACCGCAGCTAACATCCTTTCAGTATTTGATAACCTCATGGTCAACATGGACGAGGCCCGCGTTCCTGCGAACGGCCGTCTGCTCTATGTAACCTCCCAGGTTAAGAAGCTCCTGAAGGAAGCTGAGGGCCTTGCAAGAAACATCAACGTCGAGGACGCTAACACCACTGTAAACCGTGATGTTTCCCGTCTGGACGAGGTTCAGATCATCACAGTGCCCTCCACTCTGATGAAAACCAAGTATGTGTTCACTACAGGCTGGGCCGTTGCAAACGACGCAGCACAGATCAACATGTTCCTGGTTCACCCCAGCGCTGTTATCACACCTGTGTCCTATGAGTTCGCACAGCTTGACCAGCCCAGTGCCGTAACTGAGGGCAAGTACATCTACTTCGAGGAGTCCTTCGAGGACGTATTCATCCTCAACAAGAAGCAGGACGCCCTGCAGTTCAACGTAACAGCAGCCAGCACACCAGCCGCCGGCTGATCCAGGTAAGGAGGTGGCAGCATGCCCAGCGGACAGTATTTGACCTATGAGGAGTACGCCTCCTACGGCGGTACGGAGATCGCTGAGTCAGACTTCACGCTCCGTGAGTTTGAGGTCCGCAAGCGCATCGACTACCTCACAGACAGCCGGGTAAAAGCCATGAGGGCTGTACCAGAGGCCGTGAAATTATGTGAAATGTCCATGCTCAAGATCCTGGGTGCCGCCGGTGTCGAGGCGCAGATCGACAACCCGACCGTGACCGAGTTCAACACCGACGGGTACTCCGAGAAGTATGGATATGCAATAGGCGTGACGGGCGCGGAAAGCGCGGTCCAGCGGACCGTCAAAAATTACCTGCACGGTGAGTTTGACGACTATGGGGTGCCCTTACTGTATCGCGGCCTGAACGCCCCTCAATACACCGAGCACACCGCATCCAGCGACGGCACTCCGGCCAATCTCACATTGGACGGTACAGCCAATCTTGTGGTGAACCTCGGATAGAAAGGCGGTGATCAGCGGTGCATTTATGTACAGAGACAATCACGGTATTCAATGCGGTGCTGGACCAGAGTACCGGGTTTGACCGGTACGTAGGCACCGTGATCAGCGGCGTAAGCTGGTTCCGCAAGACCCTCGTCAATGTCACTGACGGGGGCATTGTGGCCGGCAGCCAGATCACCATACGCATACCGGAGGATGCCGACTTCAGCGGCAGGACCTACGCTGACCCCATCGCATACCTGTCCGACCCCGATTCGCACTTCACACTGAAGCCCGGCGACATTATCGTCAAGGGCGCTGTCGAGGGCGACGAGTGGAAGCCCAATACCCTGCAGGCCGCGTTTGCGGACTTCTGCACGATACGGGGCGTCAATAACAGTATGCGCTCGGGCGTAAAGTCCCCGCACTGGAGGGTGGTGGGCACAGCATGAGCAGGGTTGATACAGGCAGTATTATCTATGCAGACTGGGACTTCGACGAAGAAGCCCTTCTGGAAAAGTTCAACCTGGAATCCGGCGGCCTCGTCCAGCAGACCATAGACCGTGACGTGATCACGTTCAGCGAACCCTACGTCCCCATGGCTGAGGACGGCGGCGCGCTCGCCGCATCCGCGTGGGCCTTCTCCGATATCGGGGGCGGGCGCATCGTGTACGGCGGCCCTGACGGTACGGACGCCTATGCACGGTATATGTATTACGGCGTCGTTTACGGCCCGAACAAACCGATTTTCGAGCACGGAAACCCGGATCCTGTTGCCTTCTACTCCCCGAGGGGCAAGAAAAAATATCCCAAGATCGGACAGATCATGGACTATTACAAAGGGCACCACCGCCTTGCGGGGCCCCGGTGGTTTGAGGCCATGAAAGCCGACAGGCTCCAGGACATTTTGGAGGACGCGAAAAATGCCGTCAGAAAATAACACTCTGAACCTCCGCGAATGGCTGCGCACCTGCCCGGTGCTCAGCAATGCAAAGCGGTTCCATGTGGATTATCTCTCGGATGAACCTGTCGAGTATTCCATCTTTTCAGTGCCGTCCGCACTGAAGTACAGGGAGAACATACTCGGTGAGAGCGTCCTGCGAGATATACAGATACAAAACTTTATCTTCGCGGCGAAGGCTCCCTACGGGGCCGATGCAGAGCAGAACCTTGCCAACCTGGGATTTTTCCAGGGCGTCATGGAGTGGATCATGGACCAGAACAATGCCCGCAACTTCCCCGAGTGGGAGGACGGCATGGTGCAGTCCATCGTACCTACGCTCACGGCGTACCCGGCTTCCTCTGCCGCCGACGCCGCGCGGTACCAGATACAGGTCCGAGTGACCTACAGAATCAATTAAGGAGAAACACTTATGCCAGTTACAGGAAAGATTGCTCGTAAGTATATGGCTCACTATCTGGGCACAGCTTTCGACACCACAGCAGCCGAGCAGAACTACTATCGAATCGGCGCTGACCTGGAAGAATACAATGTCGAGATGAACCCTGATACCGAGAGCAGGAAGAACATCCTCGGTGAGACTGCTTTCGTACATAACGGCTACGAGGTAAGCGGTGAGGCTGATCCTTTCTACGCAGTTGTGGGCGACCCGCTGTTTGAGAAACTTCAGAACATCATCGACACCCAGGCCACAGATGATTCCTGCAAGACCTACGCAGTGGAAGTGCACCTGTGGGACGGCACCGAGTCCACCGGTTTTGCAGCTACCCGCCAGGAGTGCTATGTAGTGCCTACAAGCTACGGCGGAGACACATCAGGATATCAGATCCCCTTCACAGTCACCTACGTAGGAACAAAGGTTTCCGGCACGTTCAAGAGCGGCACATTCACCGCAGGCTGATCCAGGGGAACCCATTTAGCATAACTCACTAATAGGGGGAGGGCATTTTACTGAAGTGTCCTCCCCCGTTTGTTGCATACAAGGAGGCAGTACAGTATGGCAGACGAAAAGACTCTTAACAATTCATTCGAGATCCAGATTGACGACGGCAGGCGCAGGGTGCCTGTCCGCAACCTCGACGGTGAGGAGGTAGGCGTGTTCTACTTCCGCCCTACGGACGTGGACATCATCACCCGCTACAACGAGAAGCTGCCGGAGTTCGAGAAGATCGTCGAGCCCCTGCAGGACGCAGGCATCACAGCTGAGGGCCAGGGCGAGACTGACATGGACGTGGCAGCGCTGGCTGAGGCGAAGCGCAGGCTGTTCGAGATCATGGACTATATCTTCGGCGGAAACATGTCAGAAGCGTTCTTCGGAACGATCAATCCCTTCTCTCCTGTCAACGGTGACTTCTACTGCCTGTCCGCTCTTGAGGCAGTCGGCAACTTCATCTCCGTGCAGTTCCAGTCCGAGACCGACAAGTTCAACGCCAAGGTAGGCAAGTACACCAACCGGGCCTCCCGCAGGGCTGCCCGTAAGGCATGACGTGGGAGCTGCCCACAGCGCTTACGGTGAACGGCACAG